CTAGTTTTCGCGACCCAAAAAGTTTTATTTTTTCCTTTTTGGGCTTGGATGGATGGTTGGCTTTAAAACTAATTAATATCCCTGAAATGAACAAAGTATCAAGATCAGAAAAACTATTAGAAAGAATTGCTGCCCGAACTGGCATGACAGAGGATGGAAAGAATTGGCTTATTGCTGCAACTGACCCCTTTCACGACAAGAAACTCCTAGTGAGTGGTTACCCTGACCGCGAACTCTCACCTAGTGTTTGTCAAAATGTTAAACAAACTATGACTATTACACGTCCGACGACTTTAGCCTCCTCTGAAACATGGGGTTGCCATATTTTCGTGGATGATATTTTAGTTCCTACAATCTGCTTCGCAGCGGATTCGAATTATAATGTCATCACTACAACTGAATCAGATCCCACATTTCCTGTTGGTGGTCTCACCGTTACCGCATTTAATGTCGTTGGTGAGGCCAATTCTAATTTTATTGCAAGTACTTTGAGTACTGCCAATAAGTTAGTAGGCCAACTTGCCCTTAACCCTAGTTATCTAGTTGGTCGAACCCGACTAGTAGCTGCAGGTTTTGAGGTTCATAATGTAACTCCTGAACTCACCCGTGGTGGAACTGTAACTGTCTATGAACAAGCTACTGCAGAACAAGAAGAAGCCTGTTTTGATCAAATTGATATTGTCATTGTCCCAGACCCTGATGATATCTTTGATGATTCAGACGGAACCTCTAGTAAGCCATATAAAAAGAAAAACAAGAAAGTGACTGCCCCTGGCCCTTCAACCTATGGAAATAGGACGATGCGTCTCGGCACGGTCCCTCCAAAGAACACAGCAGAAGCTCTGCTATTACCTGGTTCTCAGCAATGGGAAGCTAAGTATGGTTGCTTATGCGTTCAAACTATGCACGATATGGAAAATCCAGCTCAATACTGCGCACCTACCTCAACATTTTATTCTAATCATGAAGATTTGTCGTTAGTGCCTCAGTGTGCCTCAAATGGTTTTGCTGAAAGAGCTTATAGCTCTTACCCTATCCTTGCAATTAGTGATGGCGAAGCTGTTCTTAATAGGGGTATTTACAAAAATAATAAGATTAGTCCATTCTCACGAAAGGGTGCTTTCTTTACTGGTTTAAGTAATACCACTGTCTTGACTGCAAATTACAATGCAATTGTAGAAAGTATTGTTTCTCAACAAAAAC